AAAAGATTTTTAGAAATTCAATATAGCGTAATCATATGCTATAGTAACTGTAATAGTAACTGCTTCTCCGTCATTTGCCCAATCCATTTCATTGAAATTAACATCTGAACACCAAGCACCTTTTAATACCCACTCTTCTACTTTATCACCTACAGGTCCTAAAGAATTAAAAGTAATGTCTTTTTTGTAAAAATCAGAATAACCATCTCTACCTGTTACAGACTCATGTCCCAAACGAATCCATTCCATAATAGCTTGAGCTCCTGAAGGTACGATTGGATCATATAATGTAATAGAGATGTCTTGCCAACGTGATTTACCTTTTACTTTTCTATCTACGTTGATATGATCTAATACAGTTATAGTTGATGTTAAATTAGGTCTTGCAGCAGCTTTAATAATGAAAGAAGGAATTCCTTCAATATACATAAAGAACCTGTTAGTTTGTTTTGGTTCCCATGATTGGAACATTATTTCCGATGGGTCTAATATTTCTGGCATATTTTTATATGTTTATATTTGTTATTTAATATAATTATTATCGGTCTTCAAAAACCAATACATTTTTATTTTGTGTGAAGAAACGTATCTAATAATGTAGCTATTTGTACGGTATGTAGTTTTAAATCATTATATAATTCGTCTGATAATGATTTTTTACGTTTAGTGTATTCTATTCCAATAATACCAATCATTTTACCGTCAATGCTTTTTAATGCAAATAAATATGAAGATTTGCAATCTGTTTCATTAGCCATATAACGTAATCCATAAGTAGATGTTTCTTCGTCTTTATAATCTACTATAATAATTTTATCGTTATCTAATAATTGATTAATAGATCTGCTGAAAAGATTTATTGGTATATTCTGAAAGTTATGTCTTATTGAATAAGTGTCTTTACTAACAGCCTCATATATCATAGAAAACTTTTGAATTGATTTACCTGTAGGATAAAAATGACCTCCGTTATGGAATTGCGAAATCCAAACTCTATCACAAACAACTTCTTCCATAATAGTATCCATTAATTTACAAATGACTTCGCTATGTACTGCGGCTTCTTTTAATGGGTCTTTAGTTCTTTTCTTATAAGTAATATATCTGCTTATCAGCAATACCGCTACGGGGCTTAATACCCCGGTTAAGAATGCCGTAATTGAGCTAGATATGAATTCGTGTACAATTTCCATGGATTAATATAATCGTATGTTAAAGTTAAGGTTTTGGGTCTAAATTACTTACTTTGAAAGGTTGGATGATATGGTTTGATGGTTGCACCTTTAAATCCTGCTTTATCTTTATAAGCAGCTTTCATTTTTAATCCTACTGTATGAGCTCCTTCACCATTAAGCTTAATAACTGCAAAATCTTTATCTTCTTCCTTTTTTAAAGGCATGATATCTACTTTTAATGAAGGATACTTAGCTTGATCTGATTTAAGTAATGATTCGATTGACTTTAATGCTTCTTCTCTTGTTCCTGCTGGAAATTTTACTTTAAAATATCCTTTTTCTGATATTCCTAAATCTTTAGCTTTAGCTGGTGCTGCTTCTTGCATTTTCTTTTCTGCTTCACGACGTTTCATATAATCTGTCTTACCTGTAGATGCTGGCATTTTACTTTGTTTTTTAGGAGCATCTTTTTTATTAGTAGCATAATCATCTTGAGCTTTTCTACGTTTCATATAATCTGTAGTTGCTTCTTTCATAGGAATTTTTGTTAAATCACTAAGAGCAATTCCTGTTTTTCTGCCAGTATTTGTATCTTGTAAAGTAGCTTTCGTCCCTGTAATATCTATTACTTTAAATTCTTTAGTATAATCTTCGTCTGTCGAAGCATACTTTTTAGAAACTATATCTCCTATTTTAATTGTAGTATATGTTTCATTTACAGTTTCTTTTCGTATACCACCTTTAAGTATAGTCATTATAGCTAAGAAAGCATCATCAACACTGTAGTCATAATATTTAGCTATATTTTTAACAAACTGCTCTACTTTTTTTCTTAGTTCAGGATTAATGTTTCCGCCAGACACGAACATATCTCCCGCCTCATTTACTTTATTAGTAGATCGTTCTGATAATACTTCTTTAATGACTTCTTGAATCATTTTAGTTAGTTCTGATTTTTTCATAGTTTTATTTTCGTTAGCATTTATATGTAATGCTGCTAAGTATTTATTTAATGCTTCTTTAGTGCCTTTAGTACGGCCGACTTCTTTACCGGTATCTTTTTTAGTAACGATATATTGGTCACCTTGTTTATGATATGAATATGGCATATTGATTTATGTTTCTTTATTATATAATTATTACCAGGCGCGGCAACTCCAGTAGCGAGCTGATGTTCTGTCTTTAGCTGTATTGCATTTATGACGTGCTCTAAATGATTTTCTTCGAGCTGGTATATTTTTCTTGATTCTCATGTTAGGATCGCCAAAGTTAACTTTAATAACATTACCTTTTTCATTCTTAACATATACTGATCTTTTCTTAGGGCCGTCTGGAGTTAAGAATGGTTTTCCTAATGAAACTTTTCTTCCTTGGTATTCAGCTTCTCCTATTATTGGATTAGCTTTAAGTTCTTGAAGAAATTTAATAGCGCAAGAATTACACATAGTTTGTTCGCTCTGTACTTCTTCTAAACATTCTTTAATTAATTGAGTAAGTAGTGTACGGTTCATATTTTCAAATTATACGCCTTTAATATAAATATCACGACCATAAAAAAACAGCCCTATATTTTTTAGATATAGGACTGCTTTCTAAGTTAAATTAGTTATGCTATTTATTGAAACTCAGCTCCGGTTGGAGTTAAATTAAAGTTAATAACAATAAATTCAGCGGTTTTTGCAGGTTGTAAATAAATGTCACCTACTAATAAATTTCTGTCTATTTGAGCAGGAGTGTTATTAGTTTCATCCATCACTACTCTAAATGCATATAAACCTTGTCTTTGCTGTATTGATTCCAAATAAGGATTAACGATACTTAGGAATCTATTTCTTGTAGCAGCAGTATTTTGTTCAAACACTAAATATCTAGAAGTAGATGCAATGTATTTCTTAACCGTAATTAATAATCTTCTTACATTTATTCTATCTAATGCGCTAGGTTTTTGTTGTAAAGTCTTTTGACCCCAAGCACAAATACCTTGACCAGGAAATGAAGCAATTGGATTAACTTGATTTTCATATAATGTATCACGCTCTGAATGATTTAATTTAGTTTCAATATTAATAGCATCTGTAATACCACCTCTATTTAAACCTGCTGGTGCATACCATTCTGCAGCTACTGAATCATTATAAGCTAATACGCCAGGCATTAACACGCTTGGTGGAACCCAAATTGGTTTATTAATAGAAGCATCTAATACTTGCATCCAAGGATAATATGTTGCAGCATAATTGCTATCCATATTAGTTGTTTGATTTGCAGCGGTTGCAATAGAATCTCCGTATGCAGTAACGTCTACAATAGTAAATGTATCTTGACGATTTTCTGCTGTCGATATCATATAATCTGCAACATAAGGGCATAATCTTCTGATTACTCCAGGTGCTAATAACATATTGATATCATACTCATCTTGATTTGATAAAATATCGAATGCATCTGTATACTTAATACTTCCGTTACTTGTAGCGGTTGATAAATCAAATCCAAATACGTTAGTTGCAGTAATATCAGCGCCAGCTAATTTTCTTCTAGCAGGACTCATACCATCTGAACCACCTTGAAATGGAACTGTAAACTGAACGTTATTAGCTGTTGGGCCAGTAACACCAGTGATATCAACTCTTGCAGCTAATGAACCTGTATATGTCAATCCTGTATTAAGAGGCATTACTAAATTATCAACATTAAAGTCTGGATTGATTGAATCAATTGCTACACCTAAGGTTGCTGATGAACCAGATACTGGAATTGGTAATAAATAATTTTCGTTATCTGCATTTGCAAAATTCCATCCTAAGAATGTATTATTTGAATATGATAAATTACTGCTGTTTTGTGAAATGGTATATGCTGAAGCAGGCATATTAGCATTAGTAAATCCAATATAAGTTTGTTTTAATTTTCTAAATCCTCTAGGAGATAATGTAACTGATACTGCACTTGAATCTACTGAAGGATCCATTTCCATTCTTACGTATTTAGAAATATTATTATAGTTATTATACTCAACAATTTTATTAGTCGTAGTATCAAATACTTTATATTTATCTCCAATTACTCTTGCAATATATTGAGGGCTATCTGGATTTAAATTAACGCTTCTATATTGTTCTAATATACTAGCTCTGTTATCTGAATCGCTATAGCTTCTAACTAATACATCAAATGTAGAATAGCTACCAGAAGAATATTCTCTTAAATTAGTAATACTAATTTTGATATCTTTATTAGTATCTATACCATCTGATAAATGATGGAATTTAAATAAGTTTTGAGTATTTCTAGCACCATTTACTCCAGTTACTACTCCTGATGTAATCCAAGGGGTAGCTGCATTATCATAATCTGGGAAATAAACATTATAAGAAGATGTTATTACTGTAACGGCTGGTATAAATGTTGCTGGTGTAGAACTTCCAGAAACTACTGGATAAATTACTTTCGTAGGAGTTACTGTACCTGTATATGTATTCCAATCTATATTAGATGTAGTTCCATTATAATATATTGAAACATACTGTTGATAGTATGTAAATGAGCCTGACGCGGCGTTATATGTGGTTAATGTCGGGAAATAATCGTAACCAGCTAAATTAGTATATGGATTAGAAGTAGTTCCTAAAGCAAAATTTAAATAAGATGGAGAACCTGTTAAAGCATTAAATGATTCTATAGGCATAGCTGCTTTTAAAGAAGCAGTAGTGACTGTCATAACCCATAATGCTCCCTGATTAATCCACCCTTGGTCTACTGCGCTACTTGATGCGTATGCTGCAGTACCTGCCAAAGAAGACCCATTTATATATCCAACTGATAAAGCTGTGGTATATATACCTGCTTGATTTCCTAAAGATGTTAATGATGTACCTGGAATAGTAACTCCATATCCATTAGATATATTAGTACTAAAATCTTGGAATGTAACATACGAATAAATACCATCATTATAGCTTGTAGAACTTACCTTAGTTGATTCTGGAGAGCTTCCGATTACTTTAGTAATAAAGTTAGTATTTTGACGATTAATAGATACATTGTAAGATTTAGCTGTTAAGTTACTTCCTGATGCTGTTAATGTAAAACTATTATAAATATTTCCGCTTACTGCTGTCGAAGCTCTTAAATCTAAATTAGCATCGCTATTATTTTTTGCTGGATGTAAACCTGATATAATTTGATATGTAATCGTTGACCCTGTAGAGGCTAATACAACAGCGGCCAACTTATTTGTTGTTGTAGTAAAGTTCCAACCACCATTACCTAAAATACGAACTACCATAGCAGATCCCGCATTTTTTAAATAATTTTTGATTGCATAAGGGATGTAAGTCTGAGATGAATCTTCACCTCCAAACATTACTTGATAATCTTGATACGTTAATACCTGCATTGGTACTAACGCCGGCCCTTTTAATGTAGGACCTACAAAGGCTGCTCCAATTTGGGCAATACCTGCTGGAAGAAATGATAAATCATTCTCGTTGGTAAAGACGCCTGGGCTAATAATTCTTTCTGTTGTCATTATTTGTTAAAGTTATAAATTTCGTGATTTGTGTAGAAAGATTCTTCCTACGAATATAATTATATTATCTTAAGATCAAACCTCCGAAATAAATTCTCCAGATTCTAAATTTACAGTACCAATACCATATTTCTTGGTAAATGCTTGCTGAATTTTAGATTCTAGTTCTTTTAGCTCTAAAAATACTCCTTGTAATTTAGAAAGTTCTTCTTCAATACCTTGTAATGCTAATGTTAAAGAAATCTTCTCTAAATTCACTTGCCCTAATTGAGCTGTCAATTCCAAATACTTTGATTGGATTGATTTTAATTCTTCTAACTCTTCGTTAGATAGTTTTGTTACGTTTGCCATAGTTTATTATTCTGTTATTATTAAATTTTGTAAAATGAAAGGATATACTGATTCTGTTTCTATTCTGCTTAAAACTGATAATGGTATTGGTTTATATTTAATCTCTAAATCATCATTTATTAGATCTGAATATTCTTTTTGAAACTCAATATAGATTGGATTAGGAGTGCCGTTAATTATATTATTATTATCATCAAATTCCTCTGTACCTAGTAAATATAATGAAATTATTATTTTTCCTGTTTCTTTATCTTCTACGCCGTATTTTTTAATTAATTCATCTCGTAAAGATTCTAATGAGGATTTTACTTTATTGACTTCCTTATTTAATTCAAGTAACCAATATTTAGTAGTTAAAGAAAGGGATTCGTTTATAAACCCCTTTATTAATGTAACTTGCTCTCCTAATTCATTAGTACTTGAAATGCCATTAATTTCGGCGTCAAGCTCAAATATTTGGCCTAGTTTAATTTTTATTGTTTCCATAGTAGTAATATAATATATTTATTTTATATATCCAAATTTAATTTACTTATTCTATTATATCTACATATTCTATTATAGGTAATGAATAAAGTATTTCTCTAATACTTAAAAAACTATCATCATATAATACTGCGTCAGTAACTACATTATTATCAAATGAGTCTTTAACAAATCGAAGATATGCTCCGTTTGCATAAAATCCTTCTAATTGTTCTTTTTGTTCATCTGTTGCTTTTAAAACATTCATAATTGTTATACTCCTAATTGTGTAAATAAACTTGATAATATTGAATATACGGTAGAGCCACTTTGATATAATTTAAAACCACCATGAGCTGATATCATGTGATAAGTTCCTGTTTCATAGCTACCAGCAGGTGTTCCATTAGTATTGCTTGTTAATTCAAATTGGGATGCTGCTGGTAAAACGGCAGTAGTAATATTACCACCACTGCCTGAAATAATAGCCCCTACTGTGGGAATATAGATAGTTTGTCTAACAGAGTTAGTAGTACCACTACCTGAAAATGCAGCCATATGCATAACAGATCCAGTATATGCTTGACCGCTAGTTAAATTAGCATTTGCACCAGCATTAATTGATGAAACAAATGTACCACTACCTGATGCATTTCTTGATAAAGTATTAATACCAGTTGTATGACCACCCATAGCTATTCTAGTGGTAACCATGTTTGGTGATTTAGCTATATAAAATGCTGTAGCTCCTCTTTGTAAATATTTAACAGCTTGTGTTGATGGAGTATAATTTAAATTTAAATAACTACCAGCACCTGCTGATTGGTATCCTTGTGTATTAGCCCAAGTTGGAGATGATACGGGAGTTACAAGATATGTACTAGAACTAACTAAACTAGTTCTTGCTGCTATTTGATTGCCAGTACCAACATATATGTTTATTCTATCAAATTCAGTAAGTAAACTAGCAGATATCATAGGTTTGAAGAAATAATTATCAAATATTTGTAGTGTATCATTAGGCATAGATCCGCCATTTGCTACAATAGCAGTTTGCCAAGCTAATGCTTGAGTTGTAAAATTAAATAAAGGAATAGTTGATAAAAAACTAAAAGGTGAAAATATCATATTATATTAAATTTTTAACATATGCTAAGTATAAAGAAGAAGTATTTAATGAAACCATAGTCACTATATCTTTTCCAGTTGTAATAGTTGGTATATATGATGATCCAGATATTTGTAATACGGAAGATGGAAATGATACTGTAGCGGATCCTGTAGTTGATACTAATATATTTGCTGTTTGACCTGTTTTAATATTTGTTGGATTAATAAAGGTATTAGAACCTTGCACTAATTGTAATGTAAAGAAATTACCGCTATTTAAATCTAATGAAGCTGTATTTGATGCTATTGTTAATGCTATTGTATTTCCGGCTACAGATCCTGTTATATTTACAGATCCTGTTATATTTAATGAACCAGTTATTATTATATTTTGTCGTAAAGTATTTACAAATGATGCTGTTGAAGCAAAAGATGCTGTTCCTAATAATGATCCTGTTATTCCACTAGTTACTATCAATGAGCCAGTAATTATTGTGTTTCCATTAATATCTAGTACTCCATTTAATAATGAAGATTTATTAATACCTACATTATTATAAGTATTATATACAGGTACCGGGAGGTTTGTTAAACTTAATAAAGATGAGGTTGTATACCATCCATCTACATTACTATAAATACCACTGTATAAGTATGTTATCATATTACTACCAGTATATGAAAGAAAGTTTATATTTCTATACCAAGTACTATTAAGCCAATTATAGGCATATATATCATATCCAGTGATAACGGCAGGTAATTGAACTGATGCCGTGTTAAAATAAATTTCATAATCTTGAAGAGTACCATCAGTAAATCTAACACCGGGACTAGTAGCTGAATGGTATTGGTTTGAATATGCTATAATGTAAAATGTAGAATCTAAGTTAGCATAAGCAGTATCAAATATTCCACCATAACTAATACTACCAGTAAGTATATTATAACTAGCTGACTGTGATATTGAACTACTAACATATAATGTTGTAAAATTATTAGTAGGGGCAAATATTGAATCAGATGGTAATGTAAGTGCTTGGTTTTTGATTTCTAATGAGCCACTTATTACCGCATTTCCACTAAATGGAAATGTCCCATTTCCACCACCGCTTCCTCCATTCATTGCATAAGATGCTGTTGTTGCAAATGATGCACTTGATATAGATCCTGTTATAGTTCCTGTTACAGTTAAACTACCTGTTATTGTTGAATCTTTAAGGGAGATTAATCCATTTCTTGCTATAAATTCGTTTGCCATTTATATTAAATTTTTGATATATACTAAGTATAAAGATGAAGTATTAAATGAAATCATATTTATTAAATCTTTTCCAGTTGTAATAGTTGGTATATATGATGATCCAGATATTTGTAATACGGAAGGTGAAAATGATACAGTAGCGGATCCTGTAGTTGATATTAACATGGTTGTAGTTTGGCCAGGTGTAATATTACTGGGATTAATAAAAGTATTAGTATTTGGCACAAGCTGTAAGGTAAAGAAATTACCACTATTTAAATTTAACGATGCTGTGTTTGAGGCTATAGATAAAGCTCTTGTATTTTCTATAACGGATCCGGTAGTGATTGTAGAACCAGTAATAGTAAAAGAACCAGTTATAAATACATTTTGATTTAATGTATTTAAATAAGATGATGTCGATGCAAATGAAGCTGACCCTAATAATGATCCTGTTATACCTGCTGTTACATTTAATGAACCTGTAATTATTGTATTTCCGTTAATATCTAAAACACCATTTAATGATGAAGATTTACTAATACCTATATTATTATTAATACTATATCCAGGTACTGGTAAGTTTGTTAAATTTGGTAATGACGAAGTTATAACCCAACCATACCCCGCAGATAAAGTGTCATCAATACCTATATAAAAAGGACCAGCCCCCGCTGAGAGATAATTTTGTCTTTTCCAATTTACACCATTATTACCATAAATATCATATCCAGTAATAGTAGCAGGTGACTGAACAGATCCAGGGGATATAACAAGAGTATAACCATTAGAATTACTATCACTAACAAGATAGCCAGCACTTGTTGCTGCGTGGTATTGATTTGAATATGTTATAACATAAAACGTTACATATATACTAGTAGGACTATCTTGATCAGTTCCATAAAAACTAAGAGCACTATTAGTTATATTAAAGCTTGTTGATTGTGATATCGAACTGCTAGCATATAGTGTAGTAAAATTATTAGTGGGAGCAAATATTGAACCGGATGGTAATGTAAGTGCTTGGTTTTTGATTTCTAATGAGCCACTTATTACAGCACTACCACTAAATGGAAATGATATTATTCCGCCACCGCTTCCTCCATTCATTGCATAAGATGCTGTTGTTGCAAATGATGCACTTGATATAGATCCTGTTATAGGTCCCGTTACAGTTAAACTACCAGTAATAGTAGTATTATTTTGAGCTATAAGACCGTTTCTTGCTATGAATTCATTTGCCATAATTTATTAGTTTCGCTTTCCACTAATGGTTATATTAATAAATATCGGTTATTGTTCAATTACACGATATTTTCTTCCTGTAGGGTCATTTTCTTGTAGCTCTGCTGCTTTGTCTAATGCTTCTTGCTCATTATCATATTCGTAAATAGGATCTGTTGGTTCTAGGTGTGATACCCAGATATCCCAATTAGGTATAAATTCCATTTGAATTAAGTATTTCATATTGTTATTATTTATTATTATATTCCGAATCTAGCTCGGGTTGCGTCATAGTTTTGTAACATTTCTTGTTGTGATAATCGTCTATTATATATTCTTACAATATATATATTTCCTGGGCTACTATAAAATGTTCCATAGGTAAAGTTTCTTTGTCTTCCTATATTAATATTTAAATAATTAGATATAGTTCCATTTACAACAATTGAAGTTGAAAGACTTTCAAATACTCCATTTGTACCTAATATACCACTCATAGTACCAGTAGATGAAGGTGTTGTGTAAGATGCTATATAATGATTAACTTGATTTAATTTACCTGGTATTGATGAAGTTAGAGAATAAGTATATGGAGGATTACCATTAGAATTAACCCCAATAGCTAAACTTCCGCTAGATGTTGTGTAAAAATAACCGTCTCCTTGGTTATCAGATTCTCGTTCATTGTGAATTAAACTTCCTGTACAGTTAGTTATAATTTCAATAGTTCCTGTAAATCCTACTCCCGTACATATAATATCAGGTACTGAAATATAATCATCTACACCATCTAATCTAATAGCACCGCTTGATGAAGTATTAAAAGTCGGGCCATTAGTTAATGTCCCATTTTTTACATTACTACTCAAATCATTCCATGTTGTACTTCCTGATTGATATGATCTAGGATTTGCAGCATCTAATCTTAATACTAATCCATTAGTAATTATATTACCTTGTCCTCCTGTTAAAGTACTCATATATTAAAAGGCATTGGAGCTGACCATTCTGCTGTAGCTAATATAACTAATATTTCTTCATAAGTATATGGTCCTTCTTTTGTTAATAATGTTTCAACACATGTTGGTATTGCACCGTCCCATTTAACGAATGTTTTAGTTTCATCTACTGACTTTCTTATAGTATCAATTGATGTTTCTAATACTTGAGTAAAATCAATATTAGAT